GTCAACCAGAGGACAAGAAGTAAATGGCTGCATCAGGCATCTTCATCGGCGCGAGCGAGGCGTGGCTGCTGGCCACCAAACAGACCGCCATGAACAAGTTCGCGAAGGGGATGATGGTCGTCTCGTATTCGGATTCGGGTTCGTCCGTCTCGAAAAACGTGACGGCCAGCCCGAAGGACATCATCCAGGAGTGCAATCACGCCCTATGGGTCCTCGACCCGGTGACCTATTCCAACCTCGCCCGACGCTCCTGCTTCGGCTCCAGCTATGACGCGCGCTCGCTCTAAAACCCCGTTGAAGTCTGCCGCCCCGAAGGCCGAGCAGTACGACGGAAACTACAACGCGGCGTCGTGGACGGACCGCCGGATTCAGTACTTCGGCACCGCGCCGAAGGACGCCCGGACCGAACTGACGAACGGCGCCCGGATGACGCTCCTCCGCAAGTCCCGTTACGCCGAGAAGAATCACCCGCCGATGGCGCAGTACGCCCTGGACATGGTGACCTATACGGTGGGGGACGGTATCATGCCGAACAGCCACGCGAAGGACCCGGCCATCGGCGAGCAGCACGTGCGGTATTATCTCCGCAAGAAACGCCGCCCGGACGTGACCGGAAAGTTCTCGTATTCGGACATCCAGAAGGTGAAGGTCCATACCTGGAGCGTCGATGGCGAGGCGTTCGTGGTCAGCGTTGACGTGGGCGACGAGACGAAGGAGCAGATCGTGGAAGGCCATCGCTCGGTGAACCCCGCGAAGATTCCCGCCGGCGAGGCGTGGTCTGACGGTTTCCTGTACGGGGAATACGGCCAGATCATCGCCTATAACTTCCGACAGGACGACGGCACCGACCAGCGCGTTGAGGCCGCCCGAGTCCGTCATATCTGCAAGCCGACCCGAGCGAGCGCAGGCCATGGTCTGCCCCCTCTGGCGCAGGCCCTCAACATCATGCAAGACCAGGCGGAGATCTACGAGATGGAGGCCCTCGCCGTTAAGGACGTATCGGACATCCCTCGCGTAATCACAAAGGCAGGCGGCACCCTCGACGAGCAGACTGCCGGCGAAGTTACTGGCAAGCGCGGCAAGGCCGAGCAGCCCTACGCCGACGTGTCCCGCAAGATGGGCGGCAAACTGCTGGTGCTCGACGTCGGCGAGAAGCTGGAATACCCGGTGCCAACCCGTGGCACGGCCACGTGGATCGGATTCAACGACGCCCTTTCCCGTTCGATGTGCGGTGGCGGCCTCCCCTACGAGTTCGTTTATGACGCCTCGAAGGCAGGGTCTGCGGTCGTTCGCATGAACTTGGGCAAGGCAGGTCGCTACATCGGCGCCGTGCAGACCATGCTAATCGAGCAAGACCTTGAGCCCGACTACATCGAAGTCGTCGGCAAAGGCATCGCCGCCGGTGAGATTCCAGACGACCCGAACTGGATGGACGTCTCCTGGACCGTTCCGCCTGCGCCGTCCATCGACAACGGACGCGACGCCGCGAACGACCGCGAGGACCTCAAGCTAGGTCTGAACTCGTACACCGAACTGTTCAAGACCCGCTCGAAGGACTTCCGCAAGGATGCTCGGCAGCAGGCGTCCGACCTGGCGTACATCGCCCAGCTCGAAAAGGAGTTCGGCCTGCCGGTCAACACGCTGGCCCAGCGTTACAATACGCTGCCGTTTAACGACCAGCAGATTGAGGCCATCACCAGCCCCGACCCGCAACCTCAACAGCAATAATCCATGAAACACCTCACCCCGTTCCTGCAGGGCCGCGAGCCCGGCATGATTGACGCCCGTGCGGCGCTTGAACTGCACCGCAAGTCCTCCGACCTTTCGATGGTGGACAAGCTCGTGCAGCTCGTGGCCGACCGCCCTGCCCCGTCCAAGTCCGGCAAGATTGCGCTCATCCCGCTCGTCGGGGTCGTGGGCATGAACCTGTCCCCGCTCGAGAAGGCCCTGGGCGGCGTTGACCTCATGGACTACCGCAAGGCGTGGAAGGCCGCCGAGGCCGACCCGTCCGTGACCGAGATCTGGTCGCTCATCGACTCCCCTGGTGGTTCCGCCCGTGGCGTCGAAGAGACGGCGCGCATGGTCCGCAACTCGTCCAAGCCGACGGCCTCGTACAATCCGCAGGCCAACTCGGCCGGGTATTACATCTCGGCCGCGCACGACCGCGTGCTCGCCCCGCCGTCCGCGTCAATCGGTTCCATCGGCGTCCGCATGGTCGTCGAGGACTGGTCGAAGGCGTACGAGAACGCCGGCGTGAAGGTCATCTGCATCACCTCGGGCGACCTCAAGGGCGGCACCGACGCCACCCCCGTCACCGATGAGGAAATCGCCCAGATGATCGCATATGCCGAAGAGCTCGGCGCCCAGTTCCGCTCGGACGTCAAGCTGACCCGCCCGAACATCCCCGCCGACGCCATGCGCGGCCAGTCGTTCACCGCCCGTAAGGCCGCCACGCTCGGCCTCGTGACCGGTCTTTACGACACGCTGGAGGAAGCCCTCGCGTCCTCGAAATCTTACCATGCCTGAAATCGTCATCACCGACATCGACGGGACCATCATCGACGATGCTGGCCAGCCCATCGAACCCGTCATCGAGTTCCTCGACGCCTACGAGGCGCCCATCGTGGTCGTCACGAATCGCCCCGAGTCCGAGCGCGCCAAGACGCTGGAGGACCTCAAGCTGGCCGACATCGACCCGCTGCGCCTGTACATGAACAAGGACGGCTCTCCGGCTCCCGAGTTCAAGCGCGGCGTGGTCAAGGAACTGATGGACGAAGGGTTCGACCCGACGGCGTTCGTGGACAACAGCAAGGAGAACCGCGACGCGGTCGCCGAGCTGGGTGTGCAGGTCATCGACCCGGCCGAAATCGTCAACTCTGCGGCAAGTGGTGAAGATATGAGCAAGACCACCCCCGAAGCCCTCGCCTCCAAGCTGAACGCCGACCTCGTCGCGCTGACCGCCGAACGCGACACCCTCACCGCAGCCGCGTCCACCGTGGCCGCTGAACTGACCGGCCTCAAGGATGGCCTCGCCTCCATGACCGCCGAACGCGACGCCCTCGCGCTGAAGGTCAAGGAACTTGAAGCCGCTTCCCTCTCCGCGTCCGCAAAGGCCGCCGAGATGGTCGCCGAGAAGGCCGCCGCCACCGTGCAGGCCCCGCTCAAGATCACTCCTGCCGAGCAGACCGCCAAGCTCTGCGGTAAGGACCTCGTCTCTGCCTACCTCGCCTTGAACGGCGCCGAACAGGCGAAGTTCTTCGAGGCCAACAAGGCCGAACTCTTCGCCGCCCGTAAGGCCGGCATCCGCTAAACTTTCACCCTCCCCCCAACTCAAATCATAATTAACTACTATGGCTAACTCGTTCGACGCCGCGCTGGTCGGCTCCACCATCAGCTCGAAGATGCTCACCGCCCTCGGCAACCGCATGGCGGCCTTGAGCCTCTTCTCCACCGACTTCACCACCGAAGTCAAGAAGCCCAAGGAAACCCTCCTTGTCGGCCTCGTCACCGCCGGTTCCACGACCGTCCTCAACCCGACCGACTTCTCCCAGATCGGCGGCGCGACTGTCGGCAAGACCACGGTCACCCTCGACCACGTGTACCAGCCCTTCGGCCTGTCCAACGCGGACATCCAGAACGGCTTCAAGCTCGAGCAGCTTGTCCAGGCCAACGTGGACGCCTTCGCCGACAAGATCTGGGCGCTCATCACGGCGAACATCACGACCGCCAACTATGGCGCCGCGACCGTCACCGCCGCCGACTCGGCTTTCACTCCTGGTTCTGCCGAGATGAAGGCGCTCTGGGCTGCCGTTTCCAAGTCCACCCGCAAGGGCCTTGTCTCGAACTCCGGCATCTACGCCAACCTCATCCCGGTCAACACCACGTCCCTGGCCCTCGTCCCGGGCGCCTACGGTTTCGACAACGGCGTTCACTACGCCACGAGCTTCAGCGGTCAGGCCAAACTGGCCGCGTTCGCCTGCTCGCCCGAGGCCATCGCGATCGGTTCCGCGAAGCCGGACTTCGCCAACGTCGCCGACAAGTTCCTCGTCTCCGACTCGGTCACCATCGACAAGCTCGGCATCACGGTGTTCTACAACGTGTGGGCCGACCCTGCCACCCGTAACCTCATCGCCTCCATCGAAGTCATGTTCGGTTCGGCGAAGGGTATCACGACCGGCACGATGGCTCTCGCCCTCAACCCCTAATCGGAACCGGCAACCGAAACGAAGCCCCCCTCGCCGGGGGCTTTTTTTTTCCTTAAGGTATGAGCATCTACGACGAGTTCCTGGACGACGCGAAGGAGATCATCGAGGACCTCGGGATTGCCGGGCAGACGGCCGACGGCACGCTGACGTTCAAGTGCATGATCAGCGACCCGGTCACCTCTCAGCAGTTCGCTGAAGGCGGGTTCGTGGACCGCGTAGGCCACTCCGTACGCCTGCCTGCTGTCACGGCCGCGTGGAACCTTACCGACGGCACCGTGGGCTCGTCCGGCCCTACCATCGCCTCGGGCAACGTTGTCCCATCCTTGGCCTACGGGAAGAAGCTCCTGGTAAACGGCAAGGGCGTCCGCATCGCTTCGGTCGCGTATAAGCGCGCATCGGCTTGGGTCACCCTGCAGGTCATCGACGACGGCGAATGAAGGTAAAGGCGTCCATCGAGCCAAAGAGCATGGCGCAGTTCCAGGCGGCCATGAACGACCTTTCAAAGATGTCGCAGGAAACCCTGTTGGACATCGGGCTGAAACAGGCCCAGCTCATCTGCCGCGAGATGATGATGCTCACCCCGCCGATGGCCGCTGGAGGCAAGGGCGGTCTGGTGGCTGGCGGTTACAAGGCCGGCCTGCGTTCGGTCGAGAAGGACATCCGCAAGCTTTACGTCGCCTTGGACGGCAAAGGAAACGCCCCTGTGTTCCTGTTCCAGCAGCGCCTCGCGCTCGCTGTGAAGGCCAACAACAAGGCCGAGTTCAACAACCTCATCACCGGCCAGAACCGCAAGGTGCTCGGCAAGCTCTCCCCGGTACTGCAGAAGATCTGCTCGGACTACGACCTCGACAGGGCGCTCAAGAAGGCGAAGAACTACCTCGCCAAGTCGAGCCCAGTGAAGAGCGAGTATGGCCTCGGGTACACCAAGCAGCTGAAGCCCCTGCACCAGCTGATGCTCGAAAAGACCGGCGGCCGATTCAAGCGCAACGGGAAGCCCTTCAACCCGCTCGGTTCCTGGACGAACAAACAGGTCGTGGTCAGCGAAGAGCAGCTGATGGCCTACATCCAGCAGCGGCAGGCCACCGTAGGCCGTTTGAAGGCCGGATGGTGGGATGCCCTCATGCTCATCCCAAACCCGTCTCCAAACGGCACGGAGAAGGAATATGGCCGTGCTGGTATCGGCGCATGGATTAAGGCGCAGGCCACTGGGCAAGGCAGGTTCGCTCTGCTAAAGGACAAGAAGATGTTCAACATGACCGTCTCAAACCTCATCGGCGACATCAACAACGTGAGCACCCAAGCCCACACGAAGAGTCTGGTTCTCGGTATCCGCGAGGCGAACATTCGCCGCGACATCGAGAACCGCGTCAAGAAAATGGTCGAACAGGCCAACAAGAAACAAAGCAAATAACCCCATTTATGGCTACCATCTCCGTCCGTCACATCATGGAGGCAGGCATTGTCTCCTTCCTGCAGGCCCAGTCCGAACTCGCAGGCGTCAACATCTACGCGGGGGACAGCACGGAACTGGCCGTGCACCCGAAGGTCGTGGTCACCTGTGAAGGCGCCCGGACTCCAGCCCTCATGCCCGATGGCCTCGGGAACTATGACTGCACCCTGCGGATCGTGATTTCTGACAACGCGAACGACGTGACCCTTGCGACGCACCGGGCGCACGAGGCGGCCGTGCTCGGCGCTCTGTCGGACGAGTCCGGCATCAAGGCGGCCTTTGCGGCGGCCGACCCCGTCGAGGCGTTTATCTACATGGTGAACCAGGGCGAGCCCCAGCAGGGCATCGACCCCGAGGGGAACTATTGGAACAGCGTGACCACGGTGCTGATTCGGTGCTGCGTGAACCCCCAGCCATAAATCGTCAACTTAGGAACAAATAGCAAATGGCTGCACAAATCATCGGCACGGTCGGGAAGCATGGTGTGCTCGGCACCGTCAATAACCTCATCGTCACCTCCTACTCCGTCAAAAAGGGTTTCGAGCTGAAGAACCTCCTAAAGAACCAGAACGGCATCACCGTCGGCGTTCGTTACGACGGCAAGCAGCGCATGATGGACATCGAAGGCACCGTACTAACGTCCGATATGCCCGACCACGGCGCCCCGATTACCTTTATCATCCAGACCGACATCGGAACCGCGTCTGGTGGCGGCAGCGCGCTTGAAGTCACCGGCTTCGTCGAGGACGTTACCGAGTCCGGCCGCAACGGCGATTACGTGACCTTCAAGGCCACCGTGGCGCAGTGGGATTCGATTGCCTCGTACTCCTCTACCCCTGGCTGATGGACGATCGGTTTCTACGCGCTTTCACCGACCCGGCCGAGATGAAGATTCTCGGCCGTTTGGTTTCCCCTTTCTGCCTCCGTCACCGCGTCACCCTCGTCTCGTTAAACTCGCCTTTCGTCCAGGACATGGACTTTGTCCGACCGCTCGACCTGCTGGTGGCCGTCAAGGTGTGCGCCGGCGAGCCCATCGGAAAGCTGACGAACGCCGAACTCGGCGAAGTCATCGAGCTCTCGGACAATAACGAAAAGATGATCGCCGAGTGTAAGAGGTTCAAGGGATATATGCTGGAGGAGAACCACCCGAAGTTCTGGCAAAAGGACGGTTCCAGCGTTGGCTCCAACGGTGTACCGTGGGTACTCAACATCGTGTCCTCGCTTATCGCGTCGGGCATCGAAGAGCGCCGCGCCTGGGAGATGCCCGAGTGCCAAGCAATCTGGATGGCCACGGCCTTCGCGACGCTAAAGGGCGCCGACCTCAAGGTACTGACGTCCGAGGATGAATACCTGCAGGCGAACTTCTCCAAAATCCTTAACAGAAACTGACCATGTCAAACGATGTAACCGTAACAATCGGCGGCGAGACTACCGTACCGGAGGCCGTCGATAAATCCAAGAAGGCGATGGGCCAGATGGAAAACGCCCTCGTTGGCATGAACAAGAAGATGGAGAACTTCGGCAAGGACCTCATCCTGTCCTATATCGCCCCGATGGTCCTCTTGAACAAGGCGTTCGACTACGTTTCCCAGAAAATCGAGGAGAACAAGCAGAAGGCAAAGGAAGCCCTGGACTTCGCGGCCAAGGGTGAGTCCAAGGAACTCGACCCTGCGACGATTAAGATGGCTCGCAATATGCAGGAGCAGGCAAACCGAATCGAGGAGCAGGCAAAGGCCGCCACGGCCCGAGCTATCGTCACCGAGGACTTCCTGCGTAACGCTACCGATAAGGACAAGGAACGCCTGCACAAGCGCCTCGGTCCGTTGGGTGCCTTCATGTATGAAGCCGGGTTCGGAACTTACGAAGATTTCTCAAAGAATAAATCCATCCAGGACGCCGTCCGCGACATCCAGAACGCCAACATCATGAGGGAAGAGGAGGCCAACCGCAAAGTGAAGGACAGGACCGGCCTTGACACGCTGGGTGTCCAGAACGCCGTGTTCGGCATCGGCACGAGCCCACTCATCGGCGCATTGAACGAGCAGCTTGAGCAGCAGAAGCGCCAGACCGTCCTGCTGGAACAGATCGCGGACAAGACCCCGAGCATCGCAGGTGACAGCGACTACACCAAGGCACCTCCGTATTATCCGCGCTCGTCCATCATGAACCGCGCCCCTTGATTTATGGCTATCCTTCCAATCCCTAACGAGCCGTCCGAAACCCTTATCACCGTAGGTAACGACCATATGGCCGTTACCCTGCTGGAAGGGTGGACCATCGACGATGACACGTATGGCCTGTTCACCGGTGTCTGTGTGTTTGAGGTCGACACCAGCAAGGCCGGCCTAAACTCCGAGGACATTCCGCGAACCGGGGACGTGCATCCTGTCACTCCCTGGTCCGACTTCATGTACGCCGACAAGATCAAGCGGAAGATGTTGAGCGGATACAAGTGCCAGCTGACGGTGACTTACGTCGGCGTATATGTTCCTCCATCCAAGGAAGGTGACGCGACGAACATCACAAAACCAAACTTCACCGGCACGGTCGGCACGAGCACCGAGCCCATCGAGAACCACCCGAACTTCTTCAAGGCCGTAACTTCGGATATGCCTATCGCTGGCATCGGCGCGGCCGACCCTGTGACGGACAGCGTACCGGATTATCCCGAGTCGGATTACAAGCTAAACGCCGACGAGAAGCGCCAATACTACGCAGGCGACCATGGCGCCACGTTTGTCCAGAAAAGCGGCGGCAAGTTCGTCGGATTCGTTGACCCTACCTTTCCGAAGTACTACGGCAAGAAGTCCTACCTTGCACCGGTCGAGACGTTCCAGGGCGTCATCTATACGACCAACTCGGTTGTCGTCGGTGGATTCCGTGGCGCCGTTGGACGTACTGGCAGCACGAACGACTTCGGTGGTCATCTTCCGAAAATCGTCCCAGGATGGCTTATGGGTGATTCCGAGGAATGGATTTCCGATGACGGAGACCCACAGCTGCTGCTGACTAACGCCAGTTATCAGGACTACTCTGATACGGTTATTAAAATCACCTACACGCTGCGTTATAACGCTGAAGGGTATCCTCTGCCGGTCTATCCAGAATACGAATAACGATGAACCTCCAGCCCGGCAACGGTTACACGTTGAGGGAAACGTCGGAAGGCGTGACCCTCGACATCGACTTTCCCATCCCGCCCGAGCAGGACAACCGCGAACAGTTCAAGGTGAACGTCTCGGGCAATAATGTCCATGTGGTCGAAGGCCGCGTAATCGCCCAGATGCTTACGGATATGCCGACCACACGGACCACCGAGTATTCCGTGCAGGCGTTTGCTGTATATCCCACCGACAAGCATACTATCGGAACCGAAGCGGCCAGCATCTGGTGCTCCCAGAACGGCCACGTCGAAATCCAAAAGTTCACGCCTGGAGCTACGGAAGAGGACCTGCCAACCGGGTCGAACGCATGGGGCGTATATCTCGTACGCAAGATGCCGAACGTCGGCAGTGAGGACGGTCAGACTGAACGGCCGTTCCTCGCGGTCATGGCCGATGGCTCCGACGCCGAGACGAAGAGCAAGCCATGGAACAGCACCGGGCAGCATGGCGATCTCCGCGAATACTACACGATCCGCGAGCGTCAGTCCGTGGAAGTCTCCCAGCCCGATGGCTCGGTTTTTTATGGTGGCTTGATTGTCGGCCAGCATGGCGCCGTTAAGCGGTACAACTGCCAGCGCCTCAAGATCGCGTCCATCAACTGGTACGACACGACTGGATGGGTCGTCACGCAGTGGCTCATCGGTACGCTGTATATGCCGAACAACGTCCACTTTTACGGCGAGCTTGATTTCGAGGCCGGCGACGACGCACCCGACACGGACTGGCCGCTGAACACCGCCGAGAACGAGGACTGGTCGGGTGCCTGGACGGGATACGAAAAGAACTTCAACACCGGCGGCCTGACCCGGACCACCGAGGTCCTGCCATAACAATCAACCCGGCGCCCAATAGTATGGCAGACCCAGTAATCATTCGGCAGGGCCAATCGGCCGTCTTTGATGGGGTATGGACCCCGATCACCGGCGGCGTTCAGAACCTCGAAGGGGTGACCGTAACCAGCGCCGTGAAGGACCACTGCGGGAACACCGTGTACGGCGTCGTCACCGTGGCCCCTAACTTCCTCGACTTCACCGTGGAATACACGACCGAGCAGACCGCCGCGTTCGCCCTCGGTTCAATGAATACGGACCTGAAGTTTGCCTATGGTGCCACGGTGTTCTTTACCTCTAAAGGCCGCCTTGAAGTGGTCGATACCGTCACGAAGTAATGGACCTCGTCGCCTTCACCCCTGGCACGGTCACTCTCACCCTACGCGGCGAGACGCCACAGCAGCTTGTCCTGGAGGTCGGCGTACCCGGTCCTGCTGCCACTGTGACGGTCGGCAGCACGACCACCCTCTCGGCTGGCTCCTTGGCCACCGTCACGAACTCAGGCTCGTCCCTCGCGGCGATACTGAACTTTGGCATCCCGCAGGGCATCCAAGGCATCCAAGGTGTGCAGGGTATCCAAGGTATCCAAGGGGCCACGGGCTCGGCCGCCACCGTAACGGTCGGCAGCACGACGACCCTCGCTCCTGGTGCATCTGCCACGGTGACGAACTCGGGCACCTCTTCGGCCGCCGTCCTCGACTTCGGAATCCCCTCTGGGACGACCATCCAAGTACAAGCCCAAGTCCGCAACGAGACAGGGGCGACCCTCACGAAGGGGACGGTGGTCTACATCAATGGCGCCGCGGGCAACAAATGCACGGTCACGACGGCCATCGCCACCAGCGACGCGACCTCCGCCCAGACCTTCGGCATCATCATCACGGACATCCCGAACAACCAGAACGGCTACGCCTGCGTTGCTGGCCTGCTGGAGAACCTCGACACGACGGCGTTCACGGCCGGGACGCAGCTCTATCTTTCCCCGACCACGGCTGGGGCGATGACGTCCACGAAGCCCTCGGCCCCGAACCATCTAGTCTACATCGGCGTCGTCGAGCGTTCCCACGCGAACCAAGGCACGATGCAGGTCCGCATCCAGAACGGCTACGAGCTGGAGGAACTGCACAACGTCGCCATCTCCTCTGTCGCCAACGCCGACCTGCTGGCATATGAGTCGTCCACGACCCTCTGGAAAAACAAAAGCATCAGCACGCTCGGCCTTGAGACCTCCAGCCACGCCGCGGCCACCTACCAGCCCATCGGCTCCTACCTCACCGACGCGCCTTCCGACGGCACGACCTACGGACGCAAGGACGGGGCTTGGGAAGCTGTGACCTCTGGCGGCGGGACTTGGGGCAGCATCACAGGCACGCTCAGCTCGCAAAGCGATCTACAGGATGCCCTCGACCTAAAGTACGACGCGAGCAACCCTTCGTCATTCATCGACGCATCGGCGCTGGCTGGATATGCGACCGAGTCTTGGGTTTCCTCGCAGGGCTATCTGACCAGCGTCCCTCCGTTGGCCGCCGACCTCGCCATGGCAAACGCGATCGCAGGCATCATCTATTCCCAGACGACCAACTCGTACGGCGACCTGTCCTTCGGGAACGTGCCGCAGTTCCTCGTCAACCTCTCGACCAATTGGGGCATCGTCGACGGCTCCTCGACCTATTACAATTGCACTGGCTTCTCCGGTTCGTCCTATGGATTGAGCGGAACTGTCGGCAGCGGTCCTTACTACGTCCGCGTCAATTCCACCGACTCATCCTTCTCCTTCTAATGACCACCCAAGGCACGCACCCCTCCGACCGCTTCGTCGGCTACGTCGTCGGCACAAAGGCCTTCATCCAGGCGGTCAAGGCCGGGGACAGGTTCGTCTACTTCGTCCCCGTTGACTTTGCCGCGACCCGTGAGGAACTCTTCGCCAAGTACGCTGCCCTCGGTCTGACCGTCTCCTGATGCCAATCAATCTCTACAGCAAGGACAGCGTCGATGCCCTTCTGTCGGCGAAGCTCTCCATCTCGTCGCTCTCCAACGGCGCGACCTCGACCCTCAACGCGACCGCTCCGACGACTGGGCAAGTCCTGTCATTCGATGGTACCGACCTCGTGTGGGCAACGGGTGGTGGCGGTGGTGGCCTGACCATCAGCACCCTTTCCAACGGCGCCACGTCCACGCTGGACTCGACCGTTCCGACCTCTGGGCAGGTGCTCTCCTTCGACGGCACGAACCTCAAATGGGTGACGGGCGGTGGTAGCGGTTCCGGCACGGTGACCTATTCCAGCCCGTACCTATACGATACGGCCACCTCGATGAACATCACCAGCATCGACCTTACATCAGGCACCTTGACGTGCGCGCATGTGGTCAACGCTGGAGGCACCCTAGACTACCTCGGCCTGACGCTCACTTACGGTTCCGGCGCGATCATCACGTTCCAAGACGGCACGACGCAGTCCACCAAGTCCCATGACCTGCCTACCGGCGGCTCGACCGGGCAGGTGCTTAAGAAGAACTCTGCGACGAACTACGACGCCAGCTGGGCGACCGTCGGCGGCGTCGATGTCCAGACCTTCACGACCGTCGGCACGGCGACCTGGACGAAACCAGCCAACGCCAAGTCCATCATCGTCTATATGTGGGGCGCAGGCGGCGGCGGCGGCAGCGGCGCGCGCAACGCGACCAGCGGCGCCCGTTCCGGCGGTGGCGGCGGTGCTGGCGGTTCTTTCGTCCGTTTCACGGTCAACGACCAGTCCGCGATCTCGAGCACGGTGACGGTCACCATCGGCGCAGGCGGCACGGGTGGCGCTTCCGTCACCACGGACGCAACCTTGGGTAATGCCGGCAACGGCGGTAGCGTCACCACTTTCGGTTCCTACTTCCGAGCCAACGGAGGCAACGGCGGCGCAGGCGGCAATCTCACGTCCTCCGCGAGCGGCGGCACGACCAGCCAGCTTGGAATCGACGGCATCGCCTCCATGACGAGCGCCAACACGGGGGGCATCGGCGGCACGACCGCAGGCGGCGCTGCCACCCTTGTCGCCTTGGCGTATCTCGCGAGCAGCGGGGCAGGCGGCGGCGCTGGTGCTGGCGCTGGCGTCACCACGTCCTACAACGGAGGAGCCGGAGCCAGCAAGAGCGTCTCGACGACCGCAGGTATCGGCGGCTACGCGACCGCCATCGCAGGCGGCACGGGCGGCACCACCGCAGGCGTCGCTCCTACCACCGGCACGAACGGTTCCATCACCTACGGCGGCGGCACGGGTGCAGGCGGCGGGGCTTACCGCACGGCGCTCGCCGGCATGGCTGGCGCGAACGGCATCTGGGGTTCTGGCGGCGGCGGCGGTTCGGCCTCCGACAACACCTACGCATCCGGCAAGGGTGGCGACGGTGGCGCTGGCGCCGTCGTGGTCGTGACCATCTGCTCTTAAGACCATGGAACCATACATAGACCAGAACGGCCTCGCGTGGACGCGCTCCGACGACCGCCTTTCCATCACCTGCGAGGACGGCCGCACCGTGATCGGCAACGCCGACATGACGGACGATTACCTCGTCAGCGTGGTCTATCAGTCGGCCGAGCCCGTCAAGTCCGACGCGGAACGCATCGCGGAACTTGAGGCGCAGCTCGCCGCCCTCCTCGCCAAACTCCCTTGAAACTCACTTTCCTCGAACACATCATGGCACTCGTCCTCCTCTCCTTCTTTACCGGCGCCCTTTGCGGCTTCGTCGGCGGCGTCCTCGTTGTCCGCAACAACAAGGCCAAGGCCGAAGCCCTGGACCAGAAGGCCACGGCCGCCCTTGATTCGCTCAAGAAGTGAACTCGACGCGGAACGAGCTGAGGGAGTGCTTCCTGCAGGTGCTCCTCGTCTTTGCCGTCTGTTCATTGTGGGGCTGCTTGGCCTCGCCCGACACTGCAGGCACCGGCACGGCCACGCCGCCCGTCGATAATTTCGCCAAGATCGGCGACCAGATCGACAAGGCCGACGCCCGC